GTACAGTTCCGATAACCTGCAGGTAAATGGAACTGTACTTTATAACCCTGTAATTCCTTCTGTTCTCGTTAAACAGTGCAGCGGACATATATCCTACGTTCGAGGCGAATGTGCTGTCATTTACACTTAAATTAACGTTGATTGAACCACCGGTATATACACTGTTCAGTTCGCTTGTTGTCAGCCGTAATCTTATATCGTTGCCGACATAATGAAGGTTGATGTTGCCTATGCCGTTATTTATTTTCTCTGTATGTTCATTGGATAATGACGCTATTGAGGGCAGTGTAATGTAAGTATCATTGTAATAGGGATTTGAAGAATTAAAGAAATCACCGTCCAGCACCACCTGATAACCACCGTTGTTTGAGGGATTGGCACAGGCATCTATGATTGATTTCATTCTTATCACCGGACGTTGCAACCAGGACCTTAAATCCCTTGTCTGCCATTGTGTCTGCTCATTTACCAAAGTTCCGAGAGCATATCCGTTGTATAACGAATACACCTTATTGTCATTGGTTGTCCTTGTTGTCGTCAATGGGTTTGTGCCGTTGGTGTTTATCAGTATCTTATCGCTGCTCATTCCATCGGGCAGTCCCTCATAAACGGGAGCGAAGTTGATTATATGGCTATCCCTATTATTCCAGGCATCAAGCACCGTATCCTGGTTAATGGTAAATCCCAAATCCTCACCATAATCAAGGTCGGCAAGCGTCTTCTTGGTATCATCATCATTATAACCCAATGAATAAAAGAAATCACCCAAACCTCCAAATAAAGAGCATTCGTATGTCTTATGTTTCCCTTCCTTCGTTATGCTGTCAAGTTTTGCATAGCCTGTCTGATATATCTCACCGTCAGCATATATGGTGAATGGCACCCTCTTGGAAGGATTGTAATTCACTCCCATTGTATTCGGGTCCGCAAATTGCTGCACCCTGTCAGTACGGAACAGTGAGCCGAATACAATATCATTATGCTTTGTTGAAGGAACGGATATCGTCTTTGTATAACTTGTCTTTACTGCAGTAGGATTTCTTACCGTATCATTGTCAAAATTATAAAGGACTTCTATCGGTTCCTTAAAGTCAATTGATTGATTTCCAAGATATAATATAACATTCCTCATATGCTATCGTTTGATTTGTTTGTTGTTGGCGATTAAATTGAAGGTATAATTGACGGGAGAATTTCCATTTGATTTATAGTTTAATTCGGGAAGCGTTGCATCGTCCATCCTGACGGGAATTATATCACCGGTGTTTAAATTATGCAGCCACATCTGGTTGCTCCTTAACAGATTTTTTGCAAAGTTCTTCGACTGACTGGTGGTGAGGTATCCGCTATTCACCTCATATGTATCCTCGTATTCGGTAAGATAACTGGTTGTCTCCCTGTCAAGTGTCTGGTTATCAACCTTTCTTGTCATAAGGTTATATGTCGCGTTTGTGTTCTTTTTCACATTTCCGCGGACAAGATAACTGTCATAACCACACTTTTGGTTGAGATAGTATATTGCATATGTATCCCTTGTTGAAGAACCGCAATATTCTTCATCATAGTTGTAATCGGGAGCGAATGATATATTGGTACTAACCGTTCCATTGTTATAATTGGTATCAAATACCATCATTCCAATCTCGTATCTCCTGTCAATGGGTTCTGATAACCTCATTGTCTCACTGAATGGAACAAAGTCATAACTCCAATCATTAAGCACATTGTATGTTGCAACATTGGTTCCGTTAATGGCGAGGACAAATGTCCCATAAGCATCATTATGGGTTATGGTTGTGGCTTCTTCAATATCCCTTAAATCAGGCAGTTCCGTTTTAAGATAAGGCGACCATAACTGATTGAGATAAATGTGAATGCTGTTTTTGTCCGGTGCCCTGTATGCCTTTCCGGTATATACCGTTATTCCGTTATGTGTAAGTGTATATGTGCAGGAACTTGATGCCGTATAATCATAATATATGTCCTGCCAGGCGAATACATCCATAGTTATTCCTTTTTAAATTAAAATAGTTATTAGTTGAAGTAGGTATTTAATATAACCGTCAGATTGTCCTCTATATCCTTGGATAACGCATCTTCTATGTCCTTGATAAACTGTGCATTAACCTCCTCCATTGTCTTTTGGAGATAATGTCCTCCCTCATAACCTTCCCTATGTATCTTACGCGTAATCGCATATGCATACTGGTTCTCTGTCGGGATTGTTCCATCGGCATTGGGTCTTGGAACAATTCGTTTAAACCTTATCCAATTTTTTATCGCAGGGAAGAGAATGCCACTTCCATTGTTTCTTGTCGGTCCTCTGCCGTCCTCTATCTGCTTATAATATTCTTCCAACCTCATTTCCACCGATATCCTGTCAGTACCGGCATTGACGTAGCACCTGATTGAATTGACAAGATTGCCGGAAGCAACCCTATCCCCCGCTATAAGATTGTTTTTGTATCTTTCCTGTACCGCATTTGCATATTGTTCAAGTACGGCTCTTGTGTATGTCCAGTCTATTTCTTCCATCCTTCCTTTAATTTTCTGCTTTCCTCATTTGCTTTATCCACTGCATAGCAATAAATGTTTAAGAACTGCATTATATTGAGTTCCAATACCTTATCCCAATCACAGTTCATTGTTTGCGATACAGCATCTATCATACAGTACCAAATCCACTTTCTTGCAAAAGTTGGAGCATCTGTTTCAGTTTCGTCTTCGCTTCCGTCATCTTCGTCTTCATTTCCGGTTCCTTCATCATCCTTGCCCTCATCCCCATCATCACTTCCAAATAACGTAGGGTAGTTATCATCTGTTTTCTTGACTTCTTCGCAAAAAAAAAGAAGATATTATAGGCTGTTTCGGTATCCAGGTGTTTCCCTATTTCATCGGCAACCTGCATTGGGTCATATTCACCGTACTTCTTTCCCTTGGGTATGATAACAATCGCAAGAATATTCGCAAAATAGTTCCAGTAGTCCTTCCTTTGAATAAATGATTTCCAGTCAATATATTGTCCTGCAGTCAATTCCCTTGCGTTCTTGATTACCGTATATCTCTTTCCGTTAATTTTCAATTTCTTGGGGATTGCCTTGTTTGTCATTGGCTTAACAAGAAGGAAATTAATCGCCTCCGCATATTTCCCGTACTTGTCCAGTGACATATTGAGAAGTTCATCCTCGCTGATGCCGTATAACGATGATATAAGTGCCATCTGCATATCGATATCACCCTCATCCTTGTTATCATATATTATCTGCATCAGTTCCCCGTACTTTCCGATGGGTAGTTTATCGTAAGTTCTTATCATATCACACTTATATTGTAATGTCCCCTTATATTATTTGTTATCAGTGCGTTATAAGCAAGCATCGTTGATATTACATTATCATCGTTTGTACCTGCCGCACCGTTATATATCACATTTCCCGTCTTGGGATTATACTCCACCTCGTATGAACTGAACTGGTTTATCACATTCCTGTCATTCAACAATTTAATGCTGCCCTGTTCAAGAGCCACCTGCATTGCATTAACCAGCCCCGCCTTCGATGTATTGCTTGTCTGAAACTCATTTATCTTTTGGGCGATATTGCTGTTTCCCCTCTGTGCAAACAATTGTTTCAATGCTTCCGTCATTGGGGTACCTATGCTGTTGTGTTCGGCATTTATGCATTGTATCTTTCCGTTATACTTCATTATGTCGGTGTATAGCCTTTCATACTGCTTATAGGAGGAAAGATTATTAAAATAATCAATGGCAACCATTTCTCCGTATTCATTTAGGAAACAGATACTTGTGTAGTCCTTGTTATTTCCGGCACCAAAGTCGATGCCCACATATACGCGGCTATAATTGCTTCTCGCAGCGTCAATGACATTCTCCCTTATGTGAGTGAATACCATACCCTCATCATCAGCGAATTCGCCAAGGTACTCGGTTTTAAACTGATTAAGTGGAAGCATTCGCCTGTATTCCTCCAATCGTTCAGGGGACAGGAACTTGGTTAAATCATAGTTATTCCAGTCAATTGAAACGATATTTGCCTCGTTATTCAGTCCCCGGGTATAGTTCCGAAAGAAAAATCCTTGTCGTATCCTTGGTGTTGAACAGATTAACACCGGAGCCTTATGCACATCAGCCCAAGGCAAAATCGTATAATATACGCTATCGGGTATATATGCTGCCTCATCGATACAAATTATACCTGTACAGGTATATCCTCGTAGATTATCACCCTGTTCAGCACTCTTAAAATAGATTATAGAGCCATTTACAAGCCCAATTTCAAGCGTTGTCGCATTGGATGATATAATCAGTCCGGTTGAAACAATCGCCTGTTTAAGGTGCTTATAAATCTTCCTGGACTGGTTTAATGTCGGTGATACAATGAAGTTTGTCGTCCCATTATAATTCAACGCATAATAAAGAACAATATTCTCAATCATTAAGGTTTTGCCCACTTGCCGCTTTGCCTTGACGACAACTGTCTTTCCGGTTCCCTTTGCGCCCCTTAATTCATCAATCACCGCCTTCTGGTGAGGTTCCGGCTTAAATCCCCTGATATGTATATTATTATTCGAAGTCAAATGTTATATTGGTGTCTTTCAATGTTATTTCCTTTTTTTCTGTTGATAGTCCGTATAATTTGGATAGTGTCTCAATTGCCCTTATAGCACTTTGCCTGTCCTGATGTTCCATTGCATCCTGGATAATGGTTTCAAGGCGTTCATTCATTATATTGCGGATTTCCTTTTCCTCGTCCTGGAATTTATTCGCCATCCTTGAAATTGCCTCTGCGACATAACGTCTTGCTGTGCTGATGTATATGTCCCATCTCTCGGTTAATTGTCTTGCAGTTTCCTCCCGGGATAATCCCTGTCTGCCGATGTACTCCCAGATTACTCCGTCCCTTATCTCAATTTCATCTTCCGTCCATAATGGCAAATTGCCCTTCTTCTTGCATCTTATACGGGATTTCATCAATTGGTCAATCTCTTCGGGCGTTGCGTAATAACTAATCCTTCTTTTCCTTTTTGACATTCTTTTTTGTCTTTTTCGGTTTATTCTCCTCATTGACAACTGGTTCGGTTTCCCTTTCCTTTTGTTCAAAGTACTTAACTGCCAATTGTTTAATGCATTGGACAACGCATCTGCCACATCCTGTCTTAATTTTATGGTCATTGTACAGGTCAAAATAAATGACGTCAAGTTCATTCGTCATTTTAACGGAAATCCCTCTGACGTAATCACAACATTTCGCAGTGGTAAGATGTTGTTCATATTTGGTCAATACTTCCATTTCTTCCTTGGTAAAATCTCTCATATATCGTTTTTTAAAAAAAATATTATTATTTGTGTTTAAGGTGTTTGAGCAGTGATACGATGAATGTTGATACATACCCCATAAGTGCGATGAATGATAATGTGTATATGCTGAACGCGTTTAATTCGGTGATATATCCCAATGATACGATGAACACCCATAATTGGACGCTGTCTATCATAACAAACGGATATTCGGTGTATTCCCTATCCTTTATCAGCCACTTCCATATTGTTCTTTTGATTATCTCGTTTAGATTGGTTGAAGCGACATAGCATATTACCAGTGTCAGTAGTGTCAATTCAATGTATATCATTATTTTAATGCCTCCTTTATCTTTTTAAGTGCTTTCCTGATGGTTCCCCTTGAAAGCCCCAGAGCATCAGCGAGTTTCCTTTCAGAAGCAAGTTCAGCGTATAAGAATAGCATCAACTTATCCGGTGTCGGCAGATTATCCACCCTATCCATTAACGCAAGCATCTCATCATCGTATTCCTCGGTATCCCTTGTCTCGTATTCGGCAAGGATATCCTTCATCTGTTGGTGAGTTATATTCATATTTTGTCCTTTAAATCGCTTATATCCATCGCCATCCTCTCGTATTTCCTGTACGTCTTATGGAAGGGCGATGTCTTTGAATTATAATTATTTAGGACGATACGCGTAATGTAAAACCTTAATTCATCCCGCTCATACATCCCAATTATTTTCTCTTCGTCTGTCTCAAGCAGTATGAGATAAACCATCGATGATAAATCGTCCTTGTACTGTGAAGGTACCTGGCAGTTGGATATTATATCCTCCACCAGTTTGTCCTTTGCTATTTGCCCGATTATTTCATTTTTATGCATAATATCCCTGGTATTTTGCTTGTTCAAGGGTGGCGAATGTTTTCACCATATTATACTTGGTGTTGTCATATCCCTGCGTTGTCTTTGCCACATTAAGGGTACCCTTTGTCGTATGGATATCATTAATCACCCAGAGAGCATAATAATTGTCAGACCAGAGATAAGCGAATATCCCCTTATATCCCTCTTTTTCAGCGTCTTTGAGTTTATCCAGTTTCTTTTCCTCCAATATCCAGTCAGTACATTGGGTATGCGCCGTTGTTGGACGTTCCTTGATTTCAACGGCTAATTTTTGAACTTCCTTATAATCAGGGGTATAAGCAGTCAAATACAAGTCAATGCCTGCTTTATCGTTATCTTCCTGATAATCAATAATGACATTTAGATTGCTCTGCTTGTATATGTCCTCTATCCGTTTTCCAATGATGTATTTACTTTTCCTATCACATCGAAATCCTCCCTTGTATCTCATTATCTTGCATTTATTCAATTATTTATAAATAAATAGGGAGAAAATTGTAAAAAGTCAATAATAAATTTGGGATTTTAAGAAAAAAAAAGTATTTTAACAATGAAAGACAATTATTGTTTAACTTAACACCTCTCACTGTATAGGAAAAGTGCTTAATTATTATGAATGCGATTGTGATAGCAAAACTTCGGCTTCCTCACCCCTATGAGAAATGTGATTTAACAGCCACTTTTACCATTCCTGTCGATGAAGTGGAACCACTGAATGAGTTTAGGGAGTGGTTTTGTAAAGAGTATAATACTGATAATAAGGACATAATCGATATCTATTATGAACAAGCCACTGTTAATGTTTAGAAAAACCGGAGAGTTCGTTAGCGTTTGGAAAGATGCTGATGCTATAAAGAAGGTTTATCCTTGCCTGAAAAAAGGAAGAATAATAAAATGTGCTGAAAGACAGATACCTCACTACAAGGATTTTGTCTTCCGCTATAAATTAGAGTTTTAAGAAAATGAATGGTACGATTGACTATCTAAACAAACTTAACCCACCTTACACACTGTACGTTACCGTTAAGATACTATCGGTTATGGATATGATTGAGCGGGAACTACAATTTCCAGAACCGTCATTTAAGGAGATAAGGAAAGGATTAAAACGCCTTGTTAAGAGGTACAATGTTGTTGATGAGATGCTTGATGGGCTTTATAAGCAAGCGGACAGATGTTTCCACTTGCAGATGATTACCGACGATACAATGGTTGCCCACAAATTAAAGGACGAGACATCACATTTTAAGGATTTATATTCCCTATTTAAGAACGATATTGAGATTTGTGATGCGTATCTGGAAGATAAAAAGATTTATCTTTGTCTATAAATAATTTATAATTTCTTGTTCTTGCCGGAAGTGGATATTCCTTAATTGGAGTGTCCGCTTCTTTCTTTGATTTAGGTTGTCGATACTATGGTATAATTTCTGTTACTGTTCCTTTTAATCCTGCTGATGTTATCAATTACTGTCCTATCCATTAATTTAGCATAAATACGCGTCATATAAGGGGATGAATGTCCTAAACTCTTCTGTACAACCTCAATAGGTATTCCACTATTAAGCAATTGAGTTGCGTAAGTATGCCTTGCCATATGGGTCGTCAGTTTTTCCACTCCTATGTATCCTCCAATCACTTTCAAGTAGTCATTGTATTTTTGTGGCGAGATTTTAGGTACAATAAAATCCCAATTTTCAATTATACTCGGGGCATCACCAATTAAGACACTAACAAACTCAATATCAGTTTTTTGTCTTTTCTTTTTTATGTATATTGAATGGGTTTTGGCATCTATTTCGAAATCATCCGGCACAAGTTTCATTAAATCAGCAACTGCTAAACCGCATCCACACTGGAAAAGAAACAAATTTCTGACTCTTTCAATATGAGGGGTATCCAGTTCCAGATTCCTTATGGCACTTAATTGTTCGGCAGTTAGATATTTGACTGTATCTGTTTCTCGCTTCCTTTCGAGTTTTATGCCAGCAAAAGGTGTATAAGGGATTTTACCACTCTCAAATGCGAATTGAAATGCTGATTTAACTTTCCCAATTATTGTTGCAGTGTAGTTGGCACCAAACCTTTTATTCATTTCTGCCTTAAAAAGGGCAATATCGCTTGTTTTAACACTCTTTGCCTGTTGATTGACCTTGCATCCACTCAATTGAAGAAAATAGTCTCTGCCCCGCTCATATCGCTTGTAGGAAGGAATGGTGATATCCTCCTTTGCTTTAATAGCAAGAAAATCATTGAACAATTGTTCAATTGTATATCCTTCCTTCACTCCTCCCCTCTTAAAGTACTCTTTAAGAATTTTCGCAGTCAAAGGTATATCTTGCTGCATCAAATCATCAGCCAGACTATCTATCCTTTGTCTTATAAGGGAGGTATAGTGTTTTAGTGTATTGTCTCTTTTACTTTCATAAAGTTTCTTAAACTCTTCCGGCTTCATTTTCCTTTGGAGTACTAAATATGTTCTTTCACCATTTATAACAATTGACAATTCGATGGGGGCAAGTCCTGTCTTTTTGCTTGCCTTTGAATTACGGCAAATAAAGCCAATAGAGAATGTTTGTTTCATCGGTCGCAGTGGTTTATGCAGTCGCATTTACTGACGACAAATATACTATTTCTGCGACTATTTAGCAAAGAAAAAATCTCATCACCAATATAAACTACTGATAATGAGATAATTGTTTAAATAGATGTGACCCGCTTGGGTCCTGAACACATATTGAAATACAGACAATTACAATACAAAGTCGCAAATTAGTCGCTTGGAAAAGACAAATGAAACGAAGATAACAACAATTGGCAAAACACTGATTGCCAGATTTGGAGACAATCAATATTATTCCAATGGTTATCTCTCAATATTGAAGTGTTTCATCCTTTGCCTTCCATTTAAACCTTTGTAGGCGAAGTGTATCCAAGTCGAACCCTTTACCTTTTCAAAAATCAATTCATCATATTTTATTTTGTTGGTTGTGAGGAAATTATAAATAAACTCTGCGAACTCTACCAAGTCTCCATCAGTCCTGATGTCCGCAGTCCAGCCATAAAGATGACCCGAAGTTGCAACTCCGCCTACCGCCTTATTGAGTAGAGGGCTTCTAAAACCACTATTTATGAAAATAGGTTTTCCCCAGGCTTCTCTGATATCATCAAGTAAGGTGGCAAGTTCTTTCAGATGCTCCACTATTTTCCAAGACGGAGAATTGTCAATCTTATTCTTTAATGCAGTGCTGGATTTCAAGAACTCTTCCAGTTTAAAGTACTTGCTCATCTATCTCCTCCTTTTCACTCTCTTGATTATTATCCGGGGTATCATCGGTTATGGTTATCTGGGTATTTCCCCGAGTGATGGTTGCATTTTTCCCACTATCTATAATAACCGGGACTTGAGAGAGTGCGGCAAATGCGAATAGCCAGCCCACCGCGGTGAAAATACTTTTATCAACCACAAAAGGCGGGGGTGTCAATGCTCCTCCTACCATCAAGAAAATGGAAATTGATAAACATACCCAGAATGCAATTCTATTGTAGTTTCTTTTTTTCTTCTCCATAACCATTATCCTCCATTTTAATAATATTCAGGGCAAATAAAATCAACCGGGATATCAAATATGACATTGGCATACATTCCAACGCACTCATCCTTAAATTGTTGGGTGAATGGTGTGAATGTTATCTCCGGCATATCAATGTCAAAATAATCGCATATCGTTTTAACGACATTTGTAATCACCTCTTTTCCAATCGATTGTGATTGCAACCTGTTTTCCTCCATATCAGAGTTCAGCCTATCAACGTAGTAAAGGACAAAACCATAATGGTCGAAATCATCGTATAATCTGTGTGTTGTCTGTGATATCCAAAATACATCATACACTATATCTCCCTTGGTATTGAGATAATCGTAAATATCACCGTTGCCGACGCTCCTTACATTGGGCTGACGCTTTGCAACCTTTTCAATGAAATCAACTAATTCGTACAGTGTCATATTATTTAAACTGATATCCTCTGTACCCTCCTAACCAGAATGAACAACTGTTTGACGATGTGAGGTTTCTCCTTATACCATCACATACGCATTGTTCAAGTTCAGGGAAGGAAGATTTATTGTTTAGCAGATACTCCTGCATCCGCTTCTTATAGAAATCACTCTTATAAAGGAAATGATTTTCAACCAGTTCCCTTTCCGGCTGTGATAAATTGACAACATACTGGTCATTGGAAACGATTGTTCCAAGATTGCCTATCTTTGTTGAAAGAAGGGGAATTAACTGATACTGCGTTGCATAGAGGAGAAACGGTCTGATATAGTCGTCAAGCAGTTCCTTGTACTTGAAATTATCGCTGTCGGCAATCTCTCCGCTCTTAATTAATTGAATGAGTTTGTTATAAAGGCAAGAACCTATTGTTGGTTGAAGCATCATTTCCTGTGCGTCCCTTACAGCAGGAAGCACCGCCTCACCCCATACATTGTTAAGATAGGTATTGCTGCGGAAATAATCCTCATCGATGAATAATATATTTGTCATAACTTATTCTGTTTCAATATTTTTCAAATCATTCTTGGGAACATATATCGTTTGTGTTTCCGTTGTGTTATCTACGTATATCATATCTCTATTCCTCCAATGAGAATTGTTTAATTTGAATTGTGCCATCGCCAAGAACCTTTTCCAATGACTGTATGATGGTGTTTTGTATGGGTCGAATAACCGTTGCACTGAATAATTTAAATGCCTCTCCGAACTCCTGGGTATTAAATCCTGTTGTCTCTGTCATAATGCCAAATAATGCCGGAATTGCCCTGAATGATGCATATATCTGTTCCCTGCTTCGTTTTGATGCGGCATTATACTTATCACCGAAGTCCTCGCTTTCAATCTTTTCAATAACCGCAGCATTGTCCTTTCCATTGGCAAAATTGAGAATAAACCGTCCGACATTCCTTGGACCGCAGAACTTCTCCCGGATATCTCTTTCAATTTCTTTCTTTTCTTCATCAGAGGGCGTCCCATTCAAGAATGATATCATAAATGAAGGTGCAAAGCCGTTTTGAAGCCCTGATAAATGAAGGGCGTCAATCGCTCTCTCAATCTCACAGTCCTTAATCGCTCCGCTATACCTTGGAATGGGATAAGTTGTTGAGTAATTGTTCTTAATATAAACAACGCTGCTTGATGCATCACTTGTCTCCATATATCGGGGAAGGATAATCATATTTCCACCCCTGACGTATTTCTTTGCAAAATCTTTACTATAAAAGAACATCTCATTCTTCTCATCGCTCCTTATATAACGGAAATCAAGGTAGTATATCTCCCTCTTGTTTCCCGCCTTGTCCTTAATGACATTGTAGCAACATCCACCATAACGAAGATAATCCCCTGCAAGGAGTTTAACCAACTCATAACCAGTCATTCCCATTCTGTTGATTGTCTTTTCAAAGCCAGGGACGTTGATGATAACATCCTTGCCTGCAACGTAATCCGCAGTTCCATCAATGATTGTTTTAAGTGTTGCAACATCGTTATAAAGCCCGTATAGATACTCTGGGAGAAGGTTATCCTCGCCATAAAGTATGTACTTGCTTCCCCTGCTATCCTTTTCGACAAGAGCGGGGATATTATCCTCCACCAGTTTGTCAATTGATGAAAATATGAGTGTGTGTTTATTCTGGTCTATATTGTTGGTATCCATTATGCTCCACCGTATAACTTGTATTATTATTTTCAAAATCGCCCACCTGCATCATTCCGTTTGCGATAATATTATCATCATCATTGCATAATTCATAATTGTATATCCCATCCTCCATATTAATTGGAAGGCGTATATCCAATTTATGAAACATACTGTCAGTTCCTGCATTATCTACGGGAATTGTGTGGGTTTTCTTGCTGTATTGGCTGTATAATTTAATGTACATTATCCATCATTTTATGTAAAATATAATAGAACGGATATTGGGATTAAATAGTTTTCAAATAAAAAGATAATCCCCACCTCTTAATTGAAGTGGGGAATTTAAGTTGGAGTTGGGTTTTTGGTTCTATTCAGCATCAACCACAGTCCAATTGTAGGGAATACCATCCAAACCAGTTGTCCAAGATGTCATATTGGGGTTCTTGACAAAGGTACCAGTACTAGAAACATCTTGAAGCCAACTAGTAATGCAGCCGACTGCAGATATATCAGTTGCAAGGCACTTGATATAGTTAAGTGCAGTACAACCCCTAAACATCTGGTTATAACACTGTTGTACAAGTGTTGCAGCAGGAAGTTCAGGTGCATTCACAAGAGAAGTACAGCCTTGGAACATATTCGGATAACAATCTCGCGCAAGTGTTGTTGCAGGAAGTGCAGGAGCAGTGACTAAAGATGTACAACCATCAAACATTCTCGAATAACACTGTGCCGTAAGTGTTGTTGCAGGAAGTTCAGGTGCATTCACTAGTGAGGTGCAACCTTTAAACATTGAATTATAGCAACTGGTAGTAAGTGTTGTTGCAGGAAGTGCAGGAGCATTTACTAGTGAAGTACAACCCCTAAACATATCATAATAACAACTAGTATCAAGTGTTGTAGCAGGAAGTTCAGGTGCATTCACAAGAGAAGTACAACCCCAAAACATATTTTGATAACAGGTCTTATTAAGTGTTGTAGCAGGAAGTTCAGGTGCATTCACAAGAGAAGTACAGCCTTGGAACATACTTTCGTAAAAGCTTTGTATACGAGGTTTTCCAGACGGGAAAATAATATGAGATGCATCGATAAGGTTTATACAATCCTTAAACATTTTGAATGGTGAGGCGTATGTTTCACTATGCCCTGCAAAATCATCCCCGAAAGCTAATGAATTAAGATTTCCATAGGCATTAAAAGAAAGGATGTTTCCGGAAAAAATACCTTCGATATATGTTCCATTACCTTTGCATCTAATCTTATCTCCCTCGCTGACAGGTATATTCCCGGCAGCACTCATCTGTGTCCAATCTCCACCATTTATTGAGTAGGATAATCCACCACTATTCACCTTTAACTCCCCATCTTCCAATGCCTCTATTGTAAAGTACATTGAAGCATAATCAATATCCTTGGTGTCAAAATCAACTGTATCAGTATCCTTGATATATGCGACATAGGGCTTTGAGAGTTCCTTGTTATCCACAGCACTCTGCACATCCGCATCAGTATCAAAACTATTTATGTAATTTTTCATAATCTATTGTGTATTAGTTTATTATTAATCGTATAGTATTGTGTAGTTGTCATTGGTAAAGAAATTGCCCGATACATCATCAAATAGTCCTGCAATTCCATTTCCATCAATAGCAGGAACACCATTGAACAGATTGGTATCGACACCGTCAATCTTTTTCCATATGGTTGCCTTCCTTACCTTGATTGCACTTAAATCAATCCTTACCGGCTGGTCTGTGGTTATAAGTGATGCGGGTTTGGTACTGTTTGTTGTCTGAAAGTTCCAGGTATCATTGTTCTTTCTTCCGGATATCACTCCCCAACCGGCAGTATTATTGCCAAATATCACTCTGTATATGTCGGTATTGCCAGTTGCCTCACTATAATAGAACCTTGAATTGTTCCAATCGAATATACTCGGAGTAAATACCCTGTAATCCTTATCATCATCGCGACTGCCTGTCATATCTGCCCAGGAGAAGCCCATATACCTATCACAACTGGTTAGTATTGGTTCATATTCCAATGCACACACCATATCAACATCAGGTATAACCAGTGTATTCAGGTTTGCATTGATATCAAATGACGCGGAATCGACATATATGTCAGTCACAAATCTCATAGGAGGATTAATCCTTATGCTTAATCTTTGAGTGATATCACCCATAACAAAATCAGCGTAGGTGTCCATTCCTGTTGTGCCTGTATATTCGAATGCGGGAGTGAATGTAACTGTATTTCCATTAATGGTATAATTGACACTCGCACCGTACTCACTGGTACCAGGATAAATAATCACCTCCGGCTCAATTGTATATGGTTTTGTCGCATTAACTGTTACATTTGCCGACATCATATTCGATATACTGGCCGATAATGGCTCAATATCTAAATGGTCCGGAATATAAACCCTCTGATAAACCACATTGTTGTTCTTCCAAATCTTCTTAATCTGGCTTGAACCATAGTACTTGTTTGCAAGTGGAAGTATCAGTGCCTTCTTTGCCTGCGATACACTTATTGTCAGTTCATCTCCCTCACTGGATTGAACCAATATTGTACCAGTCCTTGGGGTATATGAGGGATTTGCTACTACTGATACACCCACATAACCCATCTCTATCCCTTCACCATTTGCTATTTCTATCCAAGTGTCAGTGGTTGAAGCAGTGAAGCCAACTCCCATACTGGTTGTTATGTGGATGTTATCAGATTCGACACCGCTATTAAACTCCAAATATTCTTTATCAACCGTAATCATTATTCTCCTCCTCCTCTATTTATCTTAAAGTTATCGATGGGAACTATCAGTGGATATTTCTCCTGTGTTACTGATACTTCCGCTGTATCACCATCACTGTTTTCAAATATTATTGTACCTGTCCTTGGAGTATTTGAGGTGTACTTGTTTGCACTTACAGTTATTGTTGTTGTACCTGTTCCCTCACTCTGTGATAAACCAATCCAGGAAGGAATGGTTGTTGCAGTCCAGGATACACCCTCTTCCGCATCCACCGAAAGGTTCTGTGAAACACCATTATAGTTAAAATCAAGGGTATCAGGTGTTGTTGAGAAAGATAAAGGATTGTCATTATAATTGATTACCTGCTGTATCTCCTCATCAGTCAGTACCTCATTTGAACAGTACATCCAGTAGAAATCGCCAGTAAACCTTTCACTTGCAATTCGCGGATAAGGCTGTTTATAATCGCAAAAGAAATTAGTATTTACTGCCTTGTCTCCCCAACTTATATCATTTGTGGTAACTGTTTGATTGGTTGTTATGCATTTCCTCTCACCAGTACCATCAGCATTCACCCTTATATACATTACATATGCACCACTAGTGGGGGGACCCAAAAACAACGTATTACTATAGCGAGTATGGATACAATTGTACCTTACCATATAATTATAAACAGCCAAATTATTATTATTTCTGTTTCCCAATAATGTATATCGCATTGACGCCACCTTGTAGATAAATGTGAATGTGCTGTTTGATGCATCCCTGTTAAATGGGTTATCGTTTTCGGTAGAGAAATCAAAAGAACAATTGCAACCGGTCATATTACTTTTAATATTGAAATACGCATCACCGGCATTATAAGTAGGTGCCTGTGTGAATACCAAATCCTGGTTGAATAACTGTCCCTTTGTCTTGGGAAGTGTCAATGTCTCCGCATCATATTGCAGGGCATTATAATTAAATAAAAATGGTTTATTCGGTAATTTTGCCATTATCTAACCTCCCATCCTTTATCTGTTGCAATCGCGATATCTGCCGCTGACAACTTATTTTTAAGAGTATCACCCAGAGTTATATACCTTCCTGCGGTTGAGGTTGTTGGAAGTGCATTGAGTATATTGAGAAGTGACTGCCTTGTAAGTGAGGTTAGATAACTCCATCCCCAGTGACTGCTGTCCATATCCATATCAGGCAGTGCATCAACACTGAAATCAGTCAAGCCGGTGTTATAACTATTGAATAAATGCTCAAAAATGGTGGTGACATTTGAAAGATTGCCCACACTTATCTTCTTGATATATGGATTATAACCCCAGTGTCCAATTGTGGTTACATTGTCAGTGTCGGTGAATGTAATTGATGTAAGACTTTGCGAAACATTGGTAGTCCTATCGGCACCTGCAATATAACATAGTGATACACAATCAGGTATTGAAACATTAATGCTCTTGATTGTTTTGAGTGCTCCTTTTTGCTGTTCAACATTACCGAACCAAGCCACAGGAGCAACACCAAAATTGAAATACATTGCATCATCGCGGCTTCCAATCGTCTTAATTCCAGTGAAATCGTATCTTGTGTCATCAATATAGGTTATGCCGCTGTCGAAGAAGAAATAGTTGGTTCCTGTACCTTTAAATCCCTGATTATTGGTATTTCCGCTGAAATCTGCTATAACTACCGGCTGGGTAAATATATCATTGATGCATCTCCAACTATCTATATGGCTTGCAAACCGGTAGTATGGACTTATCAAAGCACCATAACCTGAGTCATAAGCATAATTGTCAGCAGGATTATGTATCCAAACATCGCCGGGTGCATTAAGGAAAGTACCCCAAGAACCCGAATTATATGCAGGACAATTTATTCCATTGAAATATAAATCCTTGACGGTGCTGTTTTCCCAAATAAAATTATTGAGTGTTGTCAGTGTGGAAGGATAATATATCTTGCTTGCAAGGCATCTTTCACAGGCGTAGTCCTTCAATGTGGTAACACCTTCCGGAATACGAACCTCCTTCACAACATTTGCAACCTTCGCACATACACTGTAATTTGCATCACAGAGGAATACCTTTCCGTCATCAACAATTCCTGCATAATCGCCTCCAAACTTCTTAAAATAAGGATTTCCCCAAAGGAATATATCAACATTGCTCTCCGTCAGCAGTGTATTGTCAATTGAAGCCGGGAAATACGCCTCTGTTATGGGATTGGGGCTGGACTCAGGGCTTGGAGATACATACCATATATGCCCCGTCCAATAGGCGACATTGTCATTGAATTCAATTGTTCCCATATCATTTGATGCATCATATGTATTGGTATATGTTAATATGTTTCCTGATGCATCATAGAACTGGGTGGAACTCCATATGGATGCTGCCTGATGATTATATGTCCTGTACCGTATCTGGTTATAAGGCATCGCCTCCTGTTTAACCACACAGGTTGCCGAATATGCACTGTCGGTTGTCATCGCGGTGAGGGTTGTTGTCCTTGTCTCACCTGTGGTTGCTTGGATATCAGATACTTCAATTGTGATTGTTGTCTTTCCAGTGTCTCCTGTTGTAGCTGAAAGTGAAAGCCAGGTTGCATTTGCATCCTTTATTAATTCCCATTGCTCACTGCTCTGTATCTTAATGGTTGAGGAAGAATTATTCTTGTTGAATTCCTTGCTGCCGGTTATCTTAATCCCGACAAATGGTCCTGTGGGATATAACAACTCTTCCCCACAATAAATATTGAGGGGTTCGTCATTGAAATATACATTTATCTCATTGTCTCCAAGATTTATCATATGCAAATCCTCCTATTATTCAGGGTCAGGGACAACAAAATAAATCGTATCTGTTTCCTTGGTTGTCAGTGCATCATATTCTGTTTCGGTTAAGAAGGCAAACTTATAATCACCCCATACTGGAGCACCATTACCATTACTTACAAGGGGTTTTCCTGCATCACCTGCTGTTGTGGGGGCAAAAATATTAAAGTTATTGCCATTGGCATTATAATTGATATAGTGTGTATTTTGCCCATTAATTTGTGCATTATAACTGTATAAATAATACGAGGAGCCGGTAATAATTCCTTGGGTATTCCATTCTGGCAGATATAGGGAACCGGGTACAGTCACATTTGCCGCATCAGCCTTTCTAGCAAGAGATGTACTGACAGAACCGCTTAATGCTGTTAAATCCGCCTGCAATGCATAATTATCCATATTGATGGAGTCGGCATCACTGATAATATAAAGCGTATCAGGGTCCTTTGTCGCCAATGCATCATATTCCGCCTGGGTTAATTCGACAATATTTGAACCACTTGCTGAACCACCTTCATATTTATTCCAATTGGTGCCATCATATTGATATATTCCATCAACCACAGCAGTTCCGGGAAGATTACCCTCTTCATAATCAGTGGATACTATTGCGACTGGAGTATCAAAATAGCGATTGGTCTTGCTTATGATAAGGTTAGTGTCGGCAAGAAAATGATATGTTACAACTATGGGTTCTGCACTTTCCGGGTCTTCTCCTATGGTGTCAAACTCATAATCTATACTTCCTTGTGAATCATACGGAATTCTGGCGATATCACCAGGATTGTCAGCATTTTCCACTGATATAACATATTCAAGGACACCGAGTTCTTCTGCGTCATAATCCAGTGTTATAATTATATCTCCGGGCAACATAGGCTCGGTTGCATTGTTAAACAGCCTTCCGATAACTGTCGAGCCAGTGAAACCAGTATCTATCAGATGGAAGGTTAATACTCCCTCTGATAATTCCCAATAGCCAAGTGAGGGCTCTTGATTTGTCTTTGCAATAAGTGTTCCTGTCTCTGCACTTTCAGGAAACTCACTCACCGGGAGAAGTTCAGTACCGCTTCCGCCACCTTCTATAATAATATTTGTACCCTCTGTGATTGCACTTCCATTTATGGTTGAAAAGCCACTGGTAGGGGTATAAAGGGACATATCAGGAGTGTTTCCACTGATTGTCTGTACATCACTATTGAGTTGATTGAGTGCTGCAGATATTGCGAGTTCCTTGGGTTCATACTCACTCTTTGAGAGGTCATCACCAAGTTTATTGTCAATCGCAGTTTCAGTTTCGCCAGATGTATAATATCCTTCAAGGCTTGCATCAATCATCGCCTGGGTAGCAGCACTATCTATGCCTCCACTTCCGCCACCTCCAATTACTATATTTGTACCCTCTGTGATTGCACTACCATTAATGGTGGAGAAATTTCTTGTGGGGGTATAAAGGGACATATCAGGAGTGTTTCCACTGATTGTCTGTACATCAGTGTTGAGTTGATTGAGTGCAGCAGATACCGCGAGTTCCTTGGGTTCATACTCCACCTTTGAGAGGTAATCACCTAATTTGGTGTCAGTTTCGCCAGATGTATAATATCCTTCAAGGCTTGCGTCAATCATCGCCTGGGTAGCAGCACTATCTATGCCTCCACTTCCAGCATTGCCGAGTAAGGGAAAATTAATAATCATAGTTATGTCCTCCCTAAATTAATAAGTGACAATCACTTTACTGTTATTTCCATTAAGACGAATGTATTCTTCGTACGCAATTCCATTGACTATCAGTGTCTCGTTAGCGGGAACTGCCTCTTCATAAGCAGTATAATTTATTCCGTCTGCAGAATATTCAAGTGTATAACCCTCTGCAGAAGGGGAAACGGAAAATGAGTGAGCCCGTACCTGGAAAGGATTAGAGCCGTTGATTGTTAATTGCATAAAAAATCCTCCAATGATTTTTTTTCTTATTTATTATTTAGAAGTAAATATAATAAGATGCTTTTTTGGAGTATCGTTTATGCCTCAACTTTTACAATAAATAAAGCCCCACAAGAACAATAGTCCTGTGAGGCGATTTACTTATGATAAAAACGATTTTCTCTTCTTAAATGATATCTTTATCGTCCTAAAATTAAAGTGTCTTATTTGGCTTAAAAATGCCCTTTAAATGGTATTGTTTCTTTTCTTGGGACGACCTCTTCGCTCAGCAATGTTTTCGCTTATATCCCTGTATCCCCTTACCCTAAACATTGATGTAATACTATTGAGTTGTTCCGGAGATACGATTATTGGCTCTACCGGCTGAGTCATCAATAACTCTGCAAGGGCATCGGAGAGAGCCTTGACAGGATAATTGGAGATAAGATAATCACTGATTTCAGTAATAGATGCTGTTCCTTCCTTAATCTCGTTTCTCAATGTTTTGGATAATTCAATCATAACAATAAATTTTTTGGTTAATTGTTGCAAAATTAGAAAAAAATCAGTATATTACTAACAAGAAAATATCTCTCTGATTATCCCGTATGAGATTTCCCAACCATAGGACATACGGCTCGATGAGAAATAATTTTTGATTAAAATTCGTTCATATTTGTTAAGAAATCTCTCGATGGCAGGGGAGATTTCTTTTCTTTTATTTGGATATTAAGAATAATTTTTGTATCTTTACAACAGAGCGATGAGAAATCCTCTACCATAAGGACACCGCTCTATATCACAGGCATATTACTTTTTTCGAAATTGCCAGAATTTCGTTACAGAATTTTGGCAATTTTTTTTTTGAAATAATTTCAACTTTTTTGAATTTTATACTATTTATAGAAAAAAAATGAATTATGCAGTTGATATTATTGTGGTTGGCGACTATATTAATTATGCTATTGTTGATATACGATGAACTGGTTGAAATCCACAAAACACTTCGTCATCAACGATAGAATTCTTGCCATTTTTATTATTGTTATTTAGATGTTTTTTATCAAAAAAATAAGGGGTAGCGGTTAAACTACTCCTTATTTTCATTTTAATTGCCTGTTGATTATTCAGCAATGGTAATGCTATCGAATGCCTCTTGGGTAAGAAGGGGAGGAAAACCATCCGCATTGTCCTGTAAGGTAATGGTATAACGGTTTCCGTCGGTTTTCTGGGTTCCGGTTTCACCAGTACCTTCGGTAGCGACAACGGGCTCCTCTGTTCCAAGAGCGAAGATTTCACCATTGCTATCTACAACGATAACGGCAAGGTCTGCAAGTGATAATGCATTCATTTCAATTCTCTTCGCGGTATCCATCCTACTGAATACGAGGTTAAGGTCTGTTGCAACATAGGATACACCATTTGCAGCGTCCTTTGTCAGTGTGGAAGTGAATGATGCGGTGTTGGGCTTGAAATTATATGCATACCAGGTTACTGCCGAACTGACACCGGTGATTGTTCCTTGTGCCTCGGTAAATATATTGTCCTGGTAAAGAGCAACATAAACGCTCTTAACACCACCCTTTGAACCTTCGCAAGATGAAGGAATACCAGCGATTACTTGAGTACAATAAGCCATATCTAATTATCTATTTTTCAATTATTATTCTTTAAAACACATTTAATGTTTTATTTAATTAGATAAGGTCATTTGCAGCCGTACCAAGAACCACCATATCAGGGAAATAGGTCTGAACACCTGCATTGAACTTAATCTTAACGTTGGTGCTCTCACCGTTATTGTCTCTCCATACCCTTGCCTCTTCCTTATCGTTCATAGCATCGGTACCGTATGCCATATTATCATAAACCGACATATAGAGATGCTTCTTATCACCAGCAAGACCGAAAGTCTTATGAACCCTTACATTGGTTGCAGGGAACTTGATATCGAAGTCCTCAACATTTGCATCGGGAGCAAAATGATAAAGGTTCTTATCGACGAGTTCGAATACAAGAGCGTTGTAAAGTTCAGGGGAAACAAAGACAACACCATTGTTGAGAAGTTTTGCAGGAGCACCGGAAATAACAGCCTTCACTGCATTATAGACTGAACTACCAGCAGGAATGGTGACATTGACTGTGGATGCACTGTCAGCACCAAGGGCAATGGTAAGATAACCGTCGATGAGGTCATTGTTGGATTTATCACCGGTCCAGACAAGTTTTTCCATCTGTTCGTTAATCGATTTGACGATATCCCTCATAATCTCCTCTTCGAAGGGGAACTTGTCAGCGGTTGCACTCATCCTAACCTGATACTCGGTCCATTTCGAAAGGAGGTCGTCTGCACAGTACTGCATATCCACCTTGATTTGAGCGGTTTCAATTTCCCTGTCGGAGAAAACCGAACTTCCGGAAGGATTAAAATTGCATCCATTTCCATCCTGGAGTACTGCATCAGTAGAAAGATAGTGGAGTTTTTCCTTCGTTTTGATGTCTAACTGCTTACGGAGGTTGGGTATCGTATCACCACCAAGAGTTCCGAAAATTGCATCTTTAATAATAATGTCTCGCGATTGTTTTACATAATCTGCGAGCGCTTCAACATTATAAGCCATAGTAGTATTATATTTTCTTTTTGGAATTATTATTTTAACTGAAAATATAATACTATGATGCGAGGGCTTTTTTTAATTAATTTTTTTGAATTTCCAGAGATATCCGTACGAAGAACTTCTTTTATTAAGACAACACATACTAATATTACCTTGATTGTATCCAAGTTCCCTCTCTATTTCAGATACGCTGCTCCATTCCCTTATGAACTCACCTTCCTTCGTATATTGAACTACTGGCTTGCTATGTGCCTCACTCATTTTCCTTTTGGTTTCTTCACTGCGATGCTTGCCATAGAAAGGATGGTTCGAACCTTTCTTTGCCTCACTCATTTTCCTTTTTGTTTCATCTGTTCGAGCCCATTCACTCTGATGCTTCTTTGTAAGAGGATTATTGCTATTTTCTTTATGGCTAACCCATCTCAAATTCTCAACTCTGTTATCAGTTTTGACAGTATTTAGGTGGTCGATACAGAGTTTATTTTCCGGATTGGGGATGAATGCTTGCGCAACTATTCTGTGAAGGTAATATCTC